CATGAGCATCCCGGGCGGAAATCCCCATCCGGCTCAGGGCTTCCTCTACAGCCTTGGGTTCCTGACTCAGGCGAAGCAAGGCCCCTCGAAGGGCTGTGCCTGATTCAGTCCCCTTAATGCCTGCGTTTCCCATAGCCCCGATCATGGCGGTGGCTTCCTCGATGGAAATGCCAAGCCCCGCAGCTACGGGGGCCACCATCTTCATGGATTCCCCCAGAGAGGCTATGCTCACGTTCGAGCTTGCGGAGGCCTTGGCCAGCACGTCCGCCACACGGGTAGTCTGTTCCGCCGGAAGGTTGAAACCCCGCAGGGTGTTCGAGGCGATATCCGCAGCCTGGGCAAGCTCCATGCCTTCGGCGGCGGCCATGTTCAGGAGCCCCGGCATGGAGGCTATGATTTCGTTCGCCTTGAATCCGGCCCGAGCAAGAAGCTCCTGTCCCTGGGCTGCCTGAGTGGCGGAGAATTGGGTATCCTTCCCGAGCTGTCTGGCCTGTTCCGTAAGAGATTTCAAATCCCCCTCGGAGGCTCCCGAAACAGCCTGTACCTTGGCCATGGCCTGCTCGAAGTTCGCCGCCGCCATGACGGGAGCTTTCAACAGGCGGAACATCCCCATGGCTGCCATCATTTCACCGCTGATATTATTGATGGAAAGGCTCTGCTTTGTCTGGGCGAGGGCCGCCCGGGATCGCTGAAGCCTTGCCTGGGATTCCGCCATCCTGCTTGCTTGCCGCTCCAGCCTTGCCTGTTCCGCTGCAAGATTTTTGGTATTTACTCCCGCATTTTGCAAGTGGCTTCCCAGAGATCGCAGCTCCTGTCCCTGTTGCTTTATGGAGGCCCCGAGCTTTGATGCTGCACCGGCGGCGGTGTTGAAATTGTTCTGGGCATTCTTCGTTTCGCTCTGGGCCTGCCGCAGGCTTTTGCCCAGCCTGTCCGTTTCCGCCTTGGCGGCCTGAAAGGCACTCTGAGAAGAACGTACCCCCTGCCCCAGCTCGGTGGCTCTCTGCTTTGCGGCACTCAGGGCATTGCTCATCTGCCTGGTCGGGTTTGTGCTGTTCTGCATGGCCGTGGAAAGCCGTTGCACTTCCGCCTGAGCCCTTGTGTAAGCCGCCTTCTGGGTATCCAGAGAGTTTTTAAGGGCGGTGGAACGGGAGGCGGCAACGTTGAAGGCCGTTTGGAGCGTTCGGGTATTCGTCTCTGCCGCCGCAAGAGTTTGACGGAAGCTTTCGGTTTTGGTTCGTGCGTCCATAAGCTGCATGGCCGCATTTTTCGTATCTATCTTGAGCTTCTGATACTTTTGCAGCTCCGCCTGGGCTTTTCCGAGTTCTCCCGTGCGCCTCTGGAGCTGGCCCATGGTGTTTGCGGCAGCGGCGAAAGCGCTGCCAAAACCGCTGGCAAGAGATGCCCCAAGGACAAAGGATACCTGATGGTTCGTTGCCATATTCTCACCTCCTCTTCACAATGAGGTATACTCGGGGGGAAAGGAGGTGCCTTCCATGAGTACAACAAAAAGGATTTTCCCTCCGCCGGGTTCAACCTTCGGGGACTGGGTTTCGTGGTTTACAGATGCTCTCTTCGCTCTGGCGGGGCTTGCCATAGACGGGGGGCAATTTGTCGCCTGCGCTGCCATAGCTCTTTTGAGCTGCCTTATCTTTGGGGCCATCGCCCTGGCCTTGTGGCATAACCTCGTGAATGTGTTCTGACTGATATGCACGCAAAAAGCCCCTCCGGAGAGGGGCTTTGGTCAGTTTTCGTCTATGCGCTTATGCCTTGCGGTATTTCTGGAGCATGTAGGGATCTGCTTTTACCTTGGCATGAAACATATCAATCACGTTGATATGATAAACGTTGACAGCCCCATACTCGGAATCTTCCACCCTGCGAACCTCGAACCCCATTTCCGTAGAGATTTTCTTGAGTCGCTTGCCTATGGCGCTCCACATTCCTTGCGAAGGAGCGAAGTACTCCGTAAGCCATTTGATGCCCTTAGCCCGTTTCCACGTTTTTCCGTTGCCGATCTCGTTTTCCAGTTTGTTGCACCGCTTCATGGCCTGACTTGCGGTGTTCATGGCGGTAGCCTCGCGGCGTTCGCCGATTTCAGCCTTGGTGCGTATGGCATATTCTCTTTGCTTTTCAGCGAGTTCACGCCGTTCCACCTCGTCGGCATACGCCCGAAGAGCGGCAGCGTAATCCCTGGGAGGCAGTTTCTCTCGTAGCTCTGCCTCCATGCGGTTGAAGGCGCCTATGTAGGCTTCTTTGAACTCCATGGCCTTCTTTCCCGTATAGCCCATGACGAGAAGGGTGAATCCGTCGCGGGTGATGAGGTATTGAGGGCGATCCCGGCTGTTTGCGTCCATGTAGGAGCAGAGCACGAAATTGTGCTGTGCGAATTCTTCACTACAATCAAGATCTCGCACATCCTGCATAACTCGACGGTGCTCCTTCTCAAACACCCTCGCCACATCCCGGCTGCTGACCACTACCCTATCGTTCTGAATAAAAATCCCGAGTTCGTTCATATCTCTACACCTCCAAAACAGCATCTTGAGAATATCCCAAAACAGGGATGACCCGGAGCGTGAAAACCTCGAATTTCCCTTGAAGCCTTTTCCCGTGCTCTTCCAGAATCGCCTGTCTATTCATGAGTATTTTTCTTAAATGTTCCCGTTTCGGGAGTTGTCCCCTTCTTCGGAACACACCTTGGATATCGCAAAAAAACACGAACACACTGAATCCGTATGCCCAGCTCGTGCTTATTTCCTGCGGAAAGGTTCGCACCCCGGAATTCCAGAGGGTGTAAGCTTCGTGAAAAGCCTTAGAGCACATTTTCGCTTTAGGCAGGTTATTGTAGGGGTGTCCCTTGCCGTATTTCTCTTGTCTTTCTTCGGGCATGAAAAAAGACCTCCTTTCAGCCATGCCAAAGGAAGCCTCTCGTGTGCTATAATCACCACATGAGAGGAGCAATCCTTTCCTGGGCCCTGGTAGACTGAACTTCTTGGCGGGAGACAGTCTATCAGGGTTACTTTTTTGCCTGCACTTTTTCGGCATAATCACGCATAAACTCTTCTAAAACTTCGTTCATGTTTCTACGCTTGATTGTGCAAGCCACCTTGAATTCTTGCAAAATATCCTCGTCAATCGTGGTGGAAAAAATTTTCCTCGCCATGGCATCGCCTCCACAAAGATTTATACAGCTTCTTTGCATCTTTGTCAAGATGACATTAAATTTAAAAGCCACCTACCCTGAAGGGTGGTGGCTTAAAGGTTCCGTTTTGCCGTGCTTTTCAATGCAAATCCTTTTTTTCTCGTTCTTTCCTGTTTGCCCGTGTCCCGTAAACAAAAACACCAACAAGGCCCACAATTCCGGCACTTCCCATGGTAAGACCTTCGGCAGAATGACCAAAAATAATCACTATGGTACCACAAATTAATGCTGTCATGCCAATAGTGAGGCCGCAAAAAATACCCAAACGGCTGTCTTTGATTCGGCCTTCTATGACTTTTTTCTCCAATTCTCGCCGATGTTCGCCTTGGTTTTCTGCCATCGTCACAATTCTGTTTGCCGAACCCTCTAAAATCTCTTCGTATTTCCTAAGAGTTTCCGGTGATGGTAACGGCCCACTGTGAATTGAGGCAGTTGCCGTCATAATGCCATTTCCATTGGATTTTCTTGCAGGGAGGTCGTTACTTCGCCTCGTCATGCTCTTTCTCAAAAGCTCTTATAGCTTCTCTCATATCCCCGCCTACAGCGCACCAATCAGACGCCAAAGCCTTGGCATCTGCAAGTTCTGGAGACTTGGAATCATTGTACATAGAAAGAGTGCCCCCCATGTCAAGGGTTGCCGCTACGCCACCTATAAAACTGGGGATCGCATAAAGCATATCGGTATATCCCATTTGAATACCCCCCTTTTTGCGACCTCATTGTACTTGCTTCGGGTGCACTTGACAAGCACGCAAGAAAAAGGAGGTATTTTTACGCACTACTCCCCGGCTCATTCTCGTTCATACACCTCAAACTCCTGATCCTCCGGATCAGGTTTGCAGCTTCCTCACCCGCCGCCTTCGGCATCGCCGGAGGATCCGGCGGTTCGCATCTCCAGGGCGGTCTTGAAGCCCCCGCTGGGGCTTACGGAGTGGGTCACCTTTTCGGTAAACCATTTTCCGTCGAACTCGCCAAACCCCGCAATGGTGAGGTTGTTTCCCGCAGCCTTCCGGATATCTCCCATAAGGATAAGGCTTGCGGTGGTCTCCCTTTTGTTGGCATCTCGGAGTTTCTTCTGGGCCTGTATACGGGCATCTCCGGCGTTATCCGCCTTCTGGTTGATGACCAGATCGCTCCCTGGCCCCTCGGCTCCGCCTTTGATGTAGACTTCGAAGACTTCATCTTTCATGGAGTCGTGGTACTGCATTTTCGCTCCCCGGTAGATGTCTCGGCATTTATGCCGGAACCGGTAGGAGATGAGCCGGGGCTCTCCGAAGCGTATGGCATCCACCGGGGCTTTGGCTTCGTAGTCCGCCTCGTTGTAGCAGGCGAGTTTTCCATCCACCACTTTCAGGGCTATGCCGTAGTCGTCACAGAGGCCTTGCAGAAATTGCAAGTCTGATTGCTCCACCTGATCTCTGCGCTCGTAGGGGGGATCCAGCCGGGAATCCCATAGGAGGGTAAGGCCGTTTCTGTTTGCGATTTCTCCGGCGATTCCCGAGAGGCGTATCTTTTCCCATGCCTGGGTTTTCTGCTGCTGTCGCATGGGCTTGGTGACGAAGGTGGATACCGCCTTTATCGTTACCTGGGAGGGGGGGCCGTTTACCTCGATTTCGTCAATTTCGAACTCCCCGCAGGGAAGGGATTCGGTTTCCCCCTCCCCACCCCAGTTTACCGTTATGATTGTAGCCTGAAGGAGGGAGCCCTTTTCGGGAAACCAGGGCCCCATCCATCGTCTTTCCCTGTCTTCCAGGGTGATGGAAAGATCGTCCGCCTTTCCGGAAGCGTTGTCGGTGTAGGTGAAGTTCGTGAGGTGCCGCTCTATGGCCACGGAGATATTTGCTCCGTTGTAGAGCACCTCAAGCTTGGTGCGTCGGGCCTTCTGTTCCCGTGACATGGACTACCCCCTTTTCCAGGGGGGGAGATCCTCCACCGTGGGGATGTTCGCCTCGGGGATCCGCAGCCGCACGTTAGCGGGAAAGATCACCGTTTCCGCATGATCGGGATTATGGCGCAGAAGAAAAGACATCTGCATTTCCCTGCCGAGATCCGGGTACATTTTAAGGGCTATCAGATCCCAGGTATCCCCCTGTACGGTCCTGTAGATTTTCACCGGCTCCCCCTCCTCTATGCATAGCTCGTGCGCTGGTTGTATTCCTGGGTTTCCCGCAGTACCCGCCGGACTTCTTCGGCGATTTTCTGCGCTATGGAATCCCCGCCTTCCCCACCGCCGTTTACGGTAATATGCACATGGGTGTCTCCCCCGTTGTGCTGGCTGTGGTTTGCGGTGTTGTTTACGGTATCTCCGGAAGATAATCCCTCCGCCGCTTTGTAGAGAGGCATGCCGGATCCCCGGAATTCCGGTATAGGCTTGGGAGTTGCCATGGCTCCTCCGGCTTTGGAGATCATGCCGAGCATTTCTCCGGCCTGCATCCATAGGGCTCTGCCTCTTTCCTGACGTTCCAGGGGGATAACCATTTCCTTCCCGGCTTCGCCGATAAGGCTGAGTTGAGGGCTGGAGACAAGGCCACCCGCAGCCATGGCCCCGCCAAAATTCGGAAGCTTTACTTCGCCCCCCTTACCATTGGAGACAACGGTTTGAGGCATCTCGACATCTCCGGAAGAACTGAAGAAACCAACCACCGACTCCCAGGCTCCCTTTATGGCATCCAGCTTACCGAGAATCCACTGAAAAGCCTCCCGGAAGGGGGCCATGATAGCCTCTCCCACTCCTGCCAAGGCCTCCATGATCTGCCCAGGGATGGCGGCAAAGGCGTTCTTTACGACCTCCCATCCAAGGAGAAGATTCTCCCAGGTAAAGGTGCTTCCAAGCCATTCTTCGAATGCCAGGTACTTTCCCCACACCCAACTTAAAGTTTCTCCTACCCCGGCCAGGGATTCTCCGACCGATCCGAAGGATTTCTTTACGAGCTCCCATCCCGAGATGAGGCTATTCCAGGTAAAGGTGCTCTCAAGCCAGGCACCAAAGGCCGCTATCTTGCTCCACACCCAATCCCAAGCCATGACAATACCGGCACTCACTTTATCCCAGTTGCGGAATAAAGCCCAGGCTGCGGCAACTATGGCAAAGATAGCCAAAGGGCTGGCATTCATGGCAGCGTTCAAGAGCCACTGTGCCGCCGCCCACACTTTGGTAGCCCCGGCGAGAATAAGCGATTTCGTTTTGAGCCATATTGCCGAATCTCCAAGGAGCAGCAACATCCCCCTGGCTGAATCGACAACCACCCGGAGCTGTTGAAAGGGAAGCCGGATCATCCGTACAGCGATGGAAGTAGCCGTAGAAGCAAGGTTGAACGCCCCCAGGGCCGCCACGCTTGTGGTAAGAGCCATGGTAATCTTTGGGTGCTTCTGGGCAAAATCCGATGCCGCCGCAGCGCCTTTAGCCAGAACCTCCACGAAATCGGTAAAAGCGGGGAGAAGAGAGTTGCCAAGGTCTATCAAAATAGATTCCGTGGCGGAAACAAACCTCTTCATGGCCCCCTGGGCGGTGTCGTTCATGGTTCGGGCCATCTCTTCGGCGGCCCCTCCGGCATTTCTCAGGCCCTCTTCCAGGGCTTCGAGATTCCCGCTTTCTACGGCACTCATTATGGCCAGCATGCCGGCAGATGCTTCCGTTCCGAAAATCTTGGAAAGAACTTCCATCTTGTCCGCGTCACCCATGCCCTTCATTCTCTGGGAAAGGGCTTTCATGAGGTCAGGCATTTTTCGTAAATTCCCCTGGGCATCCTTGGCGGAAATCCCCATTCTGTTCAGGGCTTCTTCCGTTTGTTTGGGCTCCTTGCTTAACCGAATCAAGGCTGCTCGAAGAGCTGTTCCCGCTTCGCTTCCCTTGATACCGGCATTTCCCATGGCCCCGATCATAGCGGTGGCTTCCTCGATAGAAATGCCAAGCCCCGCGGCTACGGGGGCCACCATTTTCATAGATTCCCCCAGGGAGGCTATGCTCACGTTCGACGAAGCGGAGGCCTTGGCCAGCACGTCCGCCACACGGGTAGTCTGTTCCGCCGGAAGGTTGAAGCCCCGCAGGGTGTTCGAGGCGATATCCGCAGCCTGGGCAAGCTCCATGCCTTCGGCGGCGGCCATGTTCAGGAGCCCCGGCATGGAGGCTATGATTTCGTTCGCCTTGAATCCGGCCC